CAAACCAATCAAACCAATGGATATTTGGATGGAAACAGTAGCCGATGTCATTGTCGGTGATGCTGACCCAAAAGCCACAAAGCAGGAAGCCTAAGCAGATTATTGGTTGAGTTGGCAATTGCCACACAAATACCAATGAGTGAATGGGTTGAAGCAGAGGACATTTTAACGGCGATCGAGATATTGGAGCGAAGGAATGGCAAATGAAACCATTGCGTACAATAAGTCTGATCTGCGTGATATTTACAAGGCTTTTAAGCTTATGGATGAACAAGCCACAGAGGAAGCAAGAACTCAATCTGCTGCGCTGGCGTATTTTGCATCAGAGGAAATTAAACAAGCTGCTAAAACTAGAACGAAATCTGGCAAAGCAGCGCAAAGAATTGCAGACGGCGTTAGCATTTCCAAGTCCAGTAAAATCGGTGAGTTCAGTTATGGTTTCGCACGCCAAAAGTTTTCAGGCGGGGCTACAACTCAGACCTTATGGGGCGGTATGGAGTTTGGATCTAATAAGTTCAAGCAGTTCCCTAGTTATTCAGGACGGCAAGGCAGAGGTTCGAGAGGGTGGTTTATTTATCCAACCCTTCGCAGAATTCAGCCTGAATTAATTGATAAGTGGGAAAAAAGTTTTGATCGCATTATTAAGGAGTGGGTCTGATGGCAACTGGTAGTCGTACCCTTAAATTATCCATCCTTGCTGATGTTGATGAGTTAAAAAAGAGTCTAGGCGATGCGAATAAATCAGTTGAATCAAGTGCTGATAAAATTTCAGATTTTGGTAAAAAAGCGGCGTTAGCATTTGCAGCAGTTGGTGCAGCAGCAACAGCCTTTGCAGTTCAAGCGGTTAAAAATGCAGCTCAGGATGAAGCAGCCCAAAGAAAACTTGAGGAAACAATACGGGCATCCACTAAAGCAACAGAGGCTCAAACTAAAGCAGTTGCCAACTATATCGATGAAACCTCTATTGCAATTGGTATTACTGATGATGAATTAAGACCAGCATTTGCTCGATTAGTCAGATCCACAAACGATGTTGAAGAAGCGCAGAAATTATTAAATCTTGCTTTAGATATTTCAGCAGCCACAGGCAAACCACTTGAAGCCGTATCTAATGCTTTAGGTAAAGCCTATGATGGTAATGCAACTTCACTTGGCAGACTTGGTTTGGGTATTGATCAAAACATTCTCAAATCAAAAGATTTTGATGTTGTTTATCAAAACCTTACAAAGACATTTGGTAATTTTGCCGAGAATGAAGCCAAAACAACAGAAGCGCAATTTAGACGGATTCAGATTGCAGTTGATGAAGCAAAAGAAAGTATTGGCGCAGCCTTATTGCCTGTTGTTCAACAATTATCTGCATTCATACTTGCAGACATAGTGCCAGCGTTAAATCAATTTATTGCAGGATTGACAGGTTCAGGATTAGCGGCTGATGAGGCCGAAACAAGTGCCTTTAATTTTGGCGAATCAATCAGAACTGCCGGTTCGAAAATAATAGAAGCAAAAGATACACTTATTGAAATTGGAAAAGTCATTGCATTTGTATTTGTTGCAACTAAAGTTTATGAATACATAACTGCTTTAACTGCTTTAGTGGCAACCTTTAGAGCAATTCAAGCAGCAGCTACGGCTGCCGGTGTCGCTGGTGCATTTGCAACTGGTGGAATAAACATAGCTGCTGGAGCTGTGGCTTTGGCTGGCGCAGGTATTGCCACCGGCATTGCTAATAGTGCAATATCTGGAAGCAACGCTGCTACAAATATGGGAGCATCAACAGCGACAGCTGCACAATTAGCAGCAGGAGCAGCAAGGGCTGGCACAACAGTTAATAACATTACAGTTCAAGCAGTAGATTCTGAAGGTGCTGCTAGATCTGTTGCAAAAGTCTTAAATCAAAGCGCATCAAGATCAGTTCCGCAATTGTATAACAACGGCATAAGAGGCGGATAATGACTGTATTTGCTCCAGTTTATAAACTAACTATCAATGGGGTTGAATATACAGATGTAGCAATACAAGACATAACCCATCAAGCAGGTCGAGATGATATTTATACTCAACCACTTCCTTCATATTTGCAAATTTCATTGGTTGCCTTAAATGATGAAAATTATAATTTTCAAATAAATGATGGCATTGCCTTGCAAGTTAAAGACAGCACAAATACATTTAGAACTTTATTTGGTGGAAATATCACAGATATTACAACCGAGGTTGCGACCTCATCATCTATCGCCAAAACTTATACATATACAATTCTTGCTTTAGGCTCATTGGCTAAATTGCCAAAAATCATTACCGATGGTGTTTTATCTCAAGATGATGACGGAGATCAAATTTGGGCTTTACTTTCTGAATTATTTCTTAATAATTGGAATGAAGTGCCAGTAGCTGAAACTTGGTCAGGATATGATCCAACAATTACTTGGGCAAATGCTGAAAATATTGGATTGGGTGAAATTGATCGTCCTGGTCAATACGAAATGGAAAATAGAACATCCAACCCAGATACAATATACAACATTGCAAGTTTGATTGCAGATTCAGCATTTGGCGTTTTATATGAGGATAGTGAAGGTCGAATTGGGTATGCGGATTCAATTCATAGGCAAAACTATCTTGCAAACAATGGCTACACAGACATTTCAGCAAACACGGCTATTGGCGCAGGATTAAAAACTTTGGTTCGATCAGCTGATGTTAGAAATGATATTTATATCAATTATGGCAACAATTATGGGTCGCAGGTATCAGCCACAGATGCAACCTCAATTGCCAATTTTGGGTATAAGGGTGAAACTATTAATTCAGTTTTACATGATGCCACCGATGCACAAGCTGTTGCAGACCGATATATTAATTTGCGAGCTTATCCCCGCCCATTATTTGATTCAATAACTTTTCCGATAACTAATTCAGAAATTGATGATACTGACCGAGATGCCTTGCTTGGAATCTTTATTGGTCAGCCTTTACGAATAACAGACTTGCCGGTTCAGATAGCCTCATCAGGACAATTTGAGGGCTATGTGGAAGGTTGGCGTTGGAGCACTAGATTCAACGAATTGTTTTTAACCATAAATCTAAGTCCGATAGAATTCTCTCAGGTAGCACTTCAATGGGAGCAAGTATCAGCCTCAGAGGCATGGAACACTCTAAGTGGTACACTTACATGGGAAAATGCGATTGGAGCAGTAGCCTAATATGGCAAACACAACAAATTTTAATTGGGAAACACCGGATGACACAGATCTGGTTAAGGATGGCGCAGCTGCTATCCGCACACTTGGTTCAGCTATTGATACATCTTTGGTTGATCTTAAAGGTGGAACAACTGGTCAGATACTTAGCAAGACATCAAACACCGACATGGATTTTACATGGATTGCAAATGATCAAGGTGATATAACTGGCATTACAGCAACAACACCATTAACAGGCGGTGGAACATCCGGTGCAATTACTGTTGGAATTCAAGATGGAACTACTGCACAAAAGGGTGCTGTTCAATTAGAAAATTCAACATCAAGCACTTCAACAACAACAGCTGCTGTTCCGGCATCAGTCAAGTCTGCTTATGATCTTGCAGATGGTGCAATTGCAAAAACAACATTAACAACTGCTGGCGATATTATTTATAGAAACGCAACAGTTCCAACAAGATTGGCTATTGGAACAGCGGGTCAAGTGTTAAAAGTAAATTCTGGAGCAACTGCGCCTGAGTGGGCTACTGCTAGTGCTGGGGCATTAACAAAAATCACTTCCGGAACTGGCACAAGCGTTGCATCAATTACTGTTGATAACGCCTTCAATAGTTCTTATAAAAACTATTTTATAATAATTAATGGTATTGGAACAGCTTCTGATAATTTTATATTGACATTAAGAACTTCAGGTTCAGATATTACAACAACAAATTATAATCATCAATTATTACAAGCAGCATCAACAACTGTTTCTGGGTCATCATCAACTAGTCAATCAAAATGGATAATTGGTAATTTGGAAACTGTAAGATGCAGTATTGAAATGACTATTTTTAATCCTCAAGAAAGCGTTGCAACAACCTTTTTTTCAAATAATCCTGATAATAATGATAGCGCAACCGCACCTCGTATAGTTATGAGATCAGGTAATTTTTCAGGAACTAATCAATTTGATGGTTTCAAAATAGCTTATTCAGGTGGCAGTAATTTTACTGCTGATGTAGTTGTTTATGGATTGGAGAAATAATGGCAAAAGGATTGTTTATTGATGTTGAAAAAAATATCAACATTGAAAGAGAACTTAACGAAGAAGAACAAGCAAATTTGGATAATTTAATTGCCGAAAGTTTGGCAAAGAAAAATTTGGAAATAGCCGAAGCCGAAGCAAAGGCTCAGGCTAAGGCTGAGTTGCTTGAGCGTTTAGGTATTACCGAGGATGAAGCAAAACTTCTACTTGCGTAATGAAGCCTTGGTTATCTAAAGCTGCCGTTCAACTGCGTGAGCAGATTGATGATTCATTCCCTGATCGCAGCCGTAAAAGTGATGGATGGTTGGGTGATGCTCGTCATTCCACAAAAAAATCTGACCACAATCCAGACTTTAATGGGTGTGTCAGAGCCATTGATATTGATGCTGGCTTGGGTAAGCAAGAAGGAATTTCTGCTTATCTCGCTGACCAGATCAGAGAATGTGGAAAATCAGATAAACGCATATCTTATGTAATCCATAATCATCACATCGCTAGCAAATTGCTTAATTGGAAATGGCGTCGATACAAAGGCATTAATCCTCATACCAAACATATCCATATCAGCTTTAATAAATTAGGCGACAAAGATGGTTCATTTTTTAACATCCCACTACTAGGAGGCAATTCATGAAACTAAGCAAAAAACATAAGGCAGCAATTAAGTCATATTTGAGAGCTGTTGCAGCTTCAGGAATTACAGTTGGACTTGCCATTGCTGGCGATGTTAAACCTGAATATGCTGTGCTATTAGGTGCTTTAGTTGCACCAATCATCAAGTGGTTAGATCCAAAAGAGAAAGCGTATGGCATTGGGCATTCTGAAAAATGACACCGACAGAATGGGCTGGCTTCGCCGCTGGCATAACCGCCGTATTGGTCGGTTTCTTTACGGGTCTGCGTTATCTTATTAAAGGATGGCTTTGGACTTTAACGCCCAATGGAGGCTCATCGCTAGCTGATCGCTTGGCAAGAATTGAAACACGCCAAGAGGAAATGCTAAGAATTATCAGTGCTAAGAAGTAGCCTTTAACCATGGCGAACACACGAAAACCTATCAAACGCAAAAAGATCAATCGTCGATTTTT